GGTCAGCATGGTATGAATGGATGAGTAAACCAGGTTTTGAGGATTGGTATTTTGAGAATTATAAAAAGAAACGCAGTCGTTGGTTGCCTACTCTTGACGCTCATGGAATGAGACGAGCCGCTAAAGATCATAAGTATTGGCAGGACATGAATAAGAAGATTGGAGAGCTTAAAGATGAACCAAACTCACTAACACAGGTAAACTTAGAACAGAATTTTACACCAGGAAAGGAGGTAGACCCAGATGAACTTGCAAACGAAATGGTCTCACTTATTGAAGGAATTGAAAGCATCAGACCCGAAGAAGTACAACCAGATAGCACTACAGGTACGGCAGAAGAAGGCAAAGTTATTACCAGCCCAAATTGAGAAAGCTAGTAAGGATTGTCATTATTTTGTTAAACATTTTGCATTAACTCTTGATGAACATGACAAACATAATCCTATTAAGCATTTTCCAGACAAGGATTACATATGGGATATGGTTACATTGTTTAATGATGAGCAACTATTACTTATTGAGAAGAGTAGACAGATGATGGCTACCTGGACTATTATGGCGTGCTGTTTGTGGGAGGCAATGTTTACTCCTGCTAGGCGAATATTCGTTCAATCAAAAAAGGAGTTGGACGCTAATAACTTAGTAGATAGGTGCAAGTTTATATATGACCAACTACCTCAAGCGATGAAAGATCAATATCCAATGAAAGAACCAAGAGCATATCTCAAACTAGAGTTTCCCAAGTGGCATTCTATTATTCAGGGTGTACCGCAAGGATCGGATATGTTAAGACAGTACACTGCTAGTAGGGTTGTAAGTGATGAGATGGCGTTTCAAGAAAAGAGCCAGGATGCTTATATTTCGCTCAAGCCAACACTTGACGGTGGTGGATCATTTGTAGGTATCAGTTCGCCCAACGGAAAAGAGTTCTTTTATTTGCTGGCAAAAAATAAGATATAAAGGTGGTGTATATATATGAAGAAATTAAAAACATGGATGTGTGCTAAATGTTTTAGCGCAGACGATGGACCAATGGAGTTTAAGGACTTTGAGGCCTATTCTGAGCATAATAAGAGTGTTCACAGTGGTACAGATGTAGCACCTGTGGAGCAAAAACCTGTTACAGCGCCTGTGGTGGAGGAGGTTAAGCCCGAAGCACCACCTAAAGAACCATTGCCACTAGAATTAAAGTATAAATATGATGGGGCTTGCCATAAGTGCGGTAAGGAAGTGGACACTATAGTCTTAGATATGGACAAAAAGACTAGGTGCTGGGTAATTGCCTGGTGCAGCGGTTGCAAGGATAAGATTAAGCAGAGGGAAGAGGTGAGGATATGAGTAAAGACAAAAATAAAGTTAGAAATTGTGAGAGAGATGGTCATGATTTTTATCATATTGAGACAATTAAAAGTAAACACGTAGCAAATCAATATAGAATATTCACACAGTGTCGTAAGTGTGGACGAGTAGATGGAGATACGAGGGATGTATAGCTAAAATAACAACTTATAGTAAACAAAGAACACTTTATCTAACGAGCGTAAAAGACAATATTGGTATATATGGAGTATAAAACAACAATAAGCCTATAATGATAATACCTGTAAAACATAATCTAGAGAATGGATTTGCTGTCGCTAGGCTACATTATAGCCTAGACCCTAACAAGGATGCCGCGTGGGTGGAGCGCATGAAGCGTGGTATGCCAGAGAGTGGCTGGTTGCGTGAATATGAGATAGACTACTCTACATTTGCGGGCAAGCCTGTGTTACCAGAGTTTAAGTATGAACTTAATGCTGTAGAAATGGAAAAGCCGCAGCGAGAAATATTATATTGTGGTTGGGACTTTGGCTATCATAGACCGAGGTGTTTAATAACCTTCCTCAATGAGTTTGATCAATGGTGCTGGCATAAAGCTATCTGGGGTAAAGATGAGGGAATAGAGAAGTTTGGAGAGAGAGTAGCTAAGTATCTATTATCTGAGTATCCTGGTTGTAAGTATCTTCATGGAGTAGATCCTGCAGGACATCAAAAAAATGATAAGTCTGAAAAGACATCTATACAGGTATTAGAGTCGTTTGAGATCTTCTGTCAATCAAGACCATCTTCGGTAGTTGAGGGAGTAGAGATTATCCGTCAGAAGTTATTAATGCGTGATGATGGCAAGGTAGGGTTACTGGTTAATAAAGACGAAGAGGACTTAATTGATGGGTTTAGAGGCGGGTATAGATATGCTGAGGCTAGAATAGGTCAAGCTGAAAAAGAAGAACCACTAGCAGATGGTTTCTACCAGGATACCTTTGACGCAGCTAGGTACATAGCCGTTAACTACTTTTCACTGGTAGAATATAGCAAGCAGAGTGGTAATCCTATTACAGCAGATGAATTACTAGATGGTCCAGATCCTAACAGGAACATGATAGAACAAGGTGGCGGTATTGCGGATATGTTTTAATGGATAACGACAAACTAATACAGGAATACTTACGTCTTAAAAAGCCCCATCTCTACAAAATAGAGCAGGAGGTTAAGAAGGTGATTGACGATACCGGCTATGGTGAGGTATTTGTTAATTGTCTGATTAAGGATGGTAAGCTACACTTCTACGAGGTTACAGGTACTCATAGGACTAAGGTGCAAGGGTAATTGACACCCACTACTAAAAGTGATATAAAGATTAAGGTAGGGATATTTAATCACACCGCATTAAGCGGTGTTTTTTTATTGTCTAAATATTACTATGGCACGTACTCCAGATAAGATCAGGGTAGATATAAACGAGGCACAACGAGTTACACGTCAGGATATTCTTGATTTGCTTAATGCTTATGGCGACTATGAGAATGAGGGAGCTAACATGATCGCTTTTTTAGCGTCTATTGATGCTGATGTTTTAACTGATGGCCAGAAAACAAACATACTAAATGATTTACAAAGTTATAACGTAGGTTACAAACGTGATTGAATACATAGTATTAGGAATATTGGCGTTAGGGTTTTTAGGGTTTGGAGTCTTTATATATCTAAACTCACAAAAGCAGATGGATAGAATGTTAAAGAGGTTGGAAGAGTCCAATCAGATGCAGATGGCTGGTAGCTTTCAGGAGTATGAGAGGGTTAAGCAGGGTAAGAAACCAACGACTAACAATATTAAGAACGAGCCAAACTTCCCTGAGCTATCAGAGGACAATCCTATACCGTTTGATCAGATACAAGGGATAAAGCTAGATAACGAACCAAAGAGAAAGATTAAGATTTATAAATAATGGTAAAGATACCAGAAGACAAAAAACCAAAGCTGAAGGGTAAGAAGATGAGCGAGAAGGAAAGTCTTGAGCATGTTAATAATGCTTTACTAAAGGAGAAGGCTGAGGCTTTATTTCAGTCCTCATATGAGGCCCGCGAGAAGTATGACTGGGAGTGGATGACTAGAGACTTATTCAGACGTGGTTATCAGTTCTCAAGTTATGACGAGAGTACAAAGACTATTTTGCTATCCTCTAAACGTGGTGTTAAGTTTCCTATTAATCTTCTATGGGCGCAGATGCGTTCTGTTAAGAACCAGGTTACAAACTTCAAGCCTAAGTGGGAGGTATTACCATCGGGTAAAAGCGAGGAGTCTACTACTAATGCTAAGTATTCAGGTAGGTTACTAGACTATTACTATCATAAGTTAGGATTAAGAAAGAAACTTAAAGAGACCATCATTCAAGGGCTCATATTCTCAGTTGGTGGTCCATGGCAGATAGGCTTTGATCCTAATGGAGATAATGGCAATGGAGAGGTTTACTGCTGGCTTATAGATACCTATGACTTTTATGTTGATCCTTACGCCACGAGCCTAGAAGATGCAGAGTATTGTATTAAGGCAGTGCGTAGGCCACTAGACGAGATAAAGACTAACCCTGAGTTTGAGTTCTATGGAGATTTACCAGAAACAGGAGAGGTTAAGTTAGCAGCCTCACCTAGTAAACAGTTTTTATTACAGTCACTAAAGACACATAGGGGAATGTCTAGCCAGGAGGAAGAAGAGGGTGGCATTGTTAAGGAGGGATGGATCAAGACAAGGGTGAGTGAGGAGAACAAGGAATTACTAGCAGAAGAGCTAAGGAAGAATGATGAGGATGATAAAGAATTGCTAGTGGGCGAGATCTTAATGCGAATAGTCCACTGGGTAGATTTTGTAGAGAAACCATTAAGAGTGCAGCTAAAGCGTAGGTCAGACTTTCCTTTCATCATATACCAGGCGGACATTAACCCACTAGAACTTTATGGAGAGTCCTGGAGTAAGCATATAATACCTATTAATAGAGTGCTTAATGCTCTTGAGAGTAGCGTATTTAATTATCATTATAAATATGCGGTAGGGCGCATAGTTATAGACAAGAACTCAGGAGTTAAGACGGTAAGTAACCAGCATGGAGACTTTATCGAGAAGAATAGAGGGTCAGAGGTTACTAGCCTACCACTTGCGCCACTGCCTAATAGCTATCAGACGCAAATAGATAATTGTCATAGATATATAGAGGACTTAGGAGGTGCGCATGAGGCTTGTGTTTCGGATGATACAGAAGCTCTAACTAAAGAGGGTTGGAAAACAAGAGAGTTAATCTCAACAGAAGATGAGATATATACAATTAATCCTAAAACATTATTAGGAGAATGGAATAGTGTGTCAAAGATATACGAGTATAAAAAAGAAGGAGCAGAGCTTTATAAGATAGAGAATAAGAATATATCAGCGCTTGTCACAGGTAGCCATAGATGGCTTGTTAAAACAAAAAAGGGTAACGGGAAAAGAGGAGATTATGTAGAAAAATATGAGTTTAGAGAAACAACAGAGTTAAACGGAAATAGTTTTATTCCTCTAGGAGCAAAGTTAAGTAGTCAGCATAAACAGGAGTATTCTGATGATTTTGTTGAGTTAGTAGGTTGGGTTATTACAGAAGGTTGTTATTCTCAAGGACCAAAGAGCGAAGCTAGAGGAAGAACAAGAATTAGGATAAGCCAAAGTTACCACGCTAATCCAGTGCAATGGCGAATGATAGATAATCTACTTAAACGAATGGGAATAAATACAACTCCTCAACTGCAAAAAGATAAATCTACACAGTTTAGTTTCTCAAAAGAGAACGCTGTACAAATGAGAAAGCTATTCCCAGATAAACTTCTTACCTATGAATTTGTTAAAAGGTTGACAGCTGAACAGCTGGAAATACTACTCAAAACAATGATGTTAGGGGATGGGACAATTGAGAGGGGAACATATTACTCTACTGAGAAACAAAACATAGATGCTTTTCAAATGATTTGTTCTTTACTTGGTTATAGTTCAAGAATTTTCAATTATGGAATTAGAGAAAGAACCCCATTTTTAAGAGGAGAAGGAGAGCTAAAGGAATTTTACGGAGTATCAATTAAATCGGAAACCAACTTTACTGGATTTTCGAGCCACGAAAGACTAGATAAGTTTATTAAGAAAGAAAAATATACAGGAACAGTATGGTGTCCTGAAACAAAAAATACTACTTGGTTAATGAGAAAAGACGGAAAAGTCTGCTTTACTGGAAATTCATTAGGGCGTATACCTAGTGGTGTAAAGAGCGGTGTGGGTATAGCAGAGCTTAAACAGGCAGATAGCACTAATAGCTCAGATCTTGTAGATAATATGGAAGACTTTTTAGTTACAGTTGGTCATAAGATATTAAGAGAGGTTGCGGAAAACTATGACGCACCAAAAGTTATTAAAGATTTAGGCATGGGTGGAGACACTCAACATTTTGCAGTAGTTGGAGAGAAGTCTGGTAAGAGTAGGAAGAACAAGAGAGAGGTTAAGATAGGTGTAGACAATCTTGATTTAGCGGTTATTGGCTCAGATAATGAGATAAGGGTAACTATCGGATCATGGTTGGCGTACACCAAGACAGCCAAACAAGAGAAGATTAGAGAGTTGTTTGAGGCGGGAATGATCGACCAAAAGACAGCTTTAATGCACCTAGAGTTCCCAGATATAGATAAGATTGTAGAGAATGTCAGAAAGGAAGAAGTGTTAAAAAAGATGTCTGGATCGTCTGCTCAAGGCTCTGAGGGTGTGTCTGATGAGGAGATTGCAAGACAAGAAAACATTATGATTACTCAGGAAGGGAAGGAGATAGAACCCTTAGTTACAGATAATCACACTATCCATAATATTGTTCATCAGGAGGGATTAGGACTAAACGGAAATCCTTTATTAGAGAAACACATGGAACTCCACGACACATTATCACAAAGACCTGAAGCAGAGGGTCAACATGTCAATCAACAGGTCATGGGACCACCAGCACCACCTGTGATTCAGCCTCCAGAAGCGTTAGTAGGGCCACCACAGGGACCACAACAAACAGCTATGCCACCAGAGGAAGAGGCGTTAATGGCTAGTATCGCCGATCTACAAGGAGGAGGAGTTTAATGGCAAAAAAGAAGATCAACCCATCGAAGCTGATGGCTGTTCGGGATAATATAGATAGATACCTCAAGCGATTAGATGCAGATAAATACTCTAAGGCTTCGCTAGATAGGTTAATTAATCTTGCCGAAGATACAGGCAGTGTAAACAAAGACCTTAGAAAGTTTTTACAAGAACTCCGAGGAGGAATAGAACAGAACGCTAAATTAAACAGCACAGGTCTTTTAGAAACAGCAAAGGCGATAGATCAGCTGAGTAAAACTATCACTAGCATGACATCAAATAAGGAGGTTGTAGTTACGCTTAATAGATTAGAGAAGGTATTGTCTAAAAAAACCAAAGGCACTGATGTAAAAGACAGGACAGACGAGGTAATAAAAGCTATTAAAGGAATAAAACTAGAGTCTACAGATATAGAATTTCCAAAGAGTATTGATGTATCTAACTTTCCACCACAGAAGATACCACAGCCTGTTACAAATATAAATATAAATCCCTTGCGAGGATTAGTTCATACTTCCACAACAACAGTTGGAACAACGTTATCTACATTACCAGGATATGGTGAGTTGAATAATAGAAGGTCTTTAATCTTTCAGAACGCCAGTAGTACAGTAGATATTTACATTGGCGGTTCAAACGTTACTACAAGCAATGGGTATTTACTTGAGGCTGGTTCAGTTTCCCCAGCGTTTGATAGTGGACCAAGGCAAAAATGGTACGGGGTAACAGCTAGTGGATCAGCTGATGTCAGAACAGTTGAAATATCTAATGATACTGGTGCTTAGACATGAACTATGACGAGAATAAGCTCACCACAAATACAGAAAGAAGTTATACAAGATAATATAGGCAATACCCTTACGGATACTGCTACTATTAACTTTACCTATGATGACGCTACTAATCAGATAACGGCTGATGTTATTGGAGGCGGAGTAGATCATGGTGGATTAGCAGGTTTAGGCGACGACGATCACGCTCAGTATCTTTTAGCTAATGGCACAAGGGCTTTAACAGCCAACTGGGACGCTGGTAGTTTTAGCATTACAGCACAGACTCTTGTATCAGACGCTGCAACAGGAACCGCACCGCTAACCATAGCCTCTACTACGAAGGTAGATAATCTTCATGTTGCAAGAGCTACACTTTCAGATACGGTTACAACAAATGCTAATTTAACAGGACCAATAACCTCTGTAGGAAATGCGACTTCTATAGCTTCTCAAACAGGCACAGGAACGACATTCGTTGTTGATACTTCACCAACGCTTGTAACCCCAGAAATAGGAGTAGCTACAGGAACATCGCTTGATCTGGGTGGAACATCATTATTTGCTTCAAGGGCTTTGACTGTAGATACAGGCGGAGTGTTTAATATTGTGTTAGCTTCGGCAGCAGGAGAT